GACGCCACAACTTCCCACTTGTAGTTGGCGTTGTTGGTAATGCCCAAAATAGATATAGCCGTCAGGATGGCAATCGCGTCAAGGCGGGCTGTCTTCAAACGAATCGACACCACGGGGTAGAACGTACCGGCAGTGGTCAATGTTTTGGGGCTTGTGATGGTGTTACCAGCAGACAACTGCGCGCCACGCAACTCGTAGCCGCCTTCGGAGATCACAGTCGAGCACACCTGTTTAAGCGTGCTTGCCCCAGTGGTCGCCGCCACATTGGTCATCTCGTACCGCAGCGGCAAAGAAGCGGTGGTGATGTAGGTGGTATTGACCAGATTGGCGTGGTCAAAGTTGTGGCACGGGACAAATGCCCCGTTGATGATGAAGCCCGTGCGGACCGTACCAAGACCAAGCCACTCAATGTCAAGATACAGAATCTGCGCCTTAGAAGAGTCCAGCGTCAGGCCAGACGGACCGGTGCCGTCCAGTGGGTCTTGATTCCAATCTGCCTGGGCAACACGGGTGTTGATCGGAGCGCCTGTCACGCTGCTGCGCTCGACCATGTAGTTGGTTGAGCCTTCGCGTTCAAAGTAAATGCCGTTGGCTGCACCATAGTAGCCCGCACGTTGGCGTAGGTTGGCCTTGGCAGTGCCAAACACAAACGTGTTCATCACCAACAGGCTCTTACCCGGCTGATACGAGAACACCTTGATGGTTTCACGAATGATCTGATCCCCGTTGGCAGTACCCACGGTCAGATTCATCAAGCCTTCGTTTGCACTGAACGTGGCGGCGGCAGTGCCTGTGATGCTGTTGGCCCAGAGGTTGTTGTCGGCGTAGCGGTGGGATGAGTCGAACAAGGTCAGCGGGTTGCTGACCCGCAGCCGCCCAAAGGCGTCTACGTTGGTGCCGCCAATGGAGATGGGGATGGGTGTGGTGGTAGTCACAATCCGCCTCAGTATCGCGTCAAGCCGGTTGAAGTACAGGCGCAGAACGTTATTGAACTGCTCGTGGTAACGCGACTCGTAGTCCCGAGGGGCCAGAGGCAGGTTAGGCGGCGCAGGTACGGTTGCATCTTCGATAAGGAACGTCATCGCCGTCCATCCGGTCTGATGTCAATACGCGGGGCGCCCAACTGCCACGTCGTGCCCAGTTGATTGGAGTCAATCTTGAAGATCAGTTGTCGCCCACGCACGCGGGTGTAAATCTGGCCGGTGAACTCTTCGGTAATCACGTACGTCGAACCCCTGACCACCGGTTTGCCAGAACTGTCGATGCTGCCTGAACCGGAGTTGTACAGCCCATACAGCGTCATGTTGACGGTAGCCGAGCCTGCGGTGGAGTTCTCAAACGTGATGTCGGGCAGCATGCGCCACACGAACCCGAAGTTGTGGCCGTCGCCGATGTCGAATTCAGACGAAGAAATGTTGGCGCTGATGGGCAGCGAAGTTGCCGTTTCGTTGTCGTCTATACCCTGCTCGTGGTTCACGAGGTTGTGGCTGTACGTTGCAGCAATAGGGTAGTCGCGCAGACCCGAATCAAGCCACGCGGTCCTGGCCATCGTGCCGTAGTACCAGATGCGCTCAAGGTAGTTGTAGACAACGTAACGGTCCACTGAGTAGGAGCCCGCCGAGCAGTAGAACCACCAAACTTCGTTGAAGCCTTCGTTGGTACCGGCAAAAACTTGGGACGCCTGACTGGAATTAAAGTCGCTAAAAACGTACCGGCGAACATCGCAGGGCAGCGTCTGCACGCGACCGTCGTAGGCGTAGAACTTGTCCACGCCCATCCAGTAAACCACGCCAGAAGCGATGGCCACGGCATTGGGGCCGACGATGGAGATGTTGTCACCCAGAAGTTGAGCGCCCCAGACGATTGGCGGCTCAAGGTACTGAAGCGAGTACAGGGCCGAGTCCGTGAAGACCACGATTTCCTGACGCGCCTGGATCGCGGTGATGATCTCCGAACCTGTTGACAGGCGTAAGCTGCCCGCTTGATTGGTGGCTACTGGAGTCCAGTCAAGCGCGTCCTCCTGCGCTGACCACCGGATCAACATCGGATCGAGCGTAGAAGAGCCGTAGTCGTTGCAGCCCATCGCAAACACAAACCGATTTACGTCGGACACAAAGATTACGTTCTGTAGGGTCGGCACGTCCGACGCCCCCACCGCAGTGGCCAAGTTGTACCCGCGTGTGGTGACGCCTGTCGAAGCATCCCAGTAATACATGCCCCCGCCGCGCGGGCCAAACACCAAATCCTCGCCCCAGTTCTTTTGGGTCCACAGTCGGATCGGTAAGTCGGTGGCCGTGCCGGTGCCCCACGGGCCTGCACCCCACGGGCCTGCACCCCAGCCAGTGATGGGCACGGAGAAGGCCGCGCCAGTATTGATTTGATATGCCGCAGAAACTGCCGCACCACCGGTGGCTCCGATGGGCACGGAGGAGGAAGTGGTAATGGTGTACGTGTTGACGTTGACGACCGTCAGTTGGAACTCGCCGTTAAGAAGCGCAGCAGACGCGCCTGTCACCCCACTGAACGTCACAAAGTCGCCCGTCACTGCACCATGCGCAGGGGCGTTGACCGTCACCGTGGTTGTGCCGTTACCCGTAAACGGATCCAAGGGTAGCGTGGTGGTGACACGCAGCGGCGTGATGTCGTTGTAGGCGCCGCCCTTTTCAATGTAGAACTTGAGGTTTGTGCCCACCCCTACCAAGTTCAAAAACCCCAAGGTCACCCAGTTCCACAGCGAACGGCAAGTGCCAAGGAAAGTGTTAGGCGAAACGCGCTGCCACCCGCCAATCTTCTCTGGCGTGCCTTGACGGAAGCGAACCTTGTCGCAGTCGTACCACCCGCCTTCGGTGGTGTACCGCGTGTTCTCGCGGTTGACTCCGGGCTTGAACAGGATTTTCTGGAGTGGCATGGCGGTATTTTCCTGTCAAGACAGAAAAAGGGCAATCTCGGCTTCACGGCGTTTTACCAGACCGGGCAGGACTTTGCCACCACCCATCGTCCACTGGCGGAAGGCGTCTGCCGCCCCGCTCCAGTCGTCCCGGTTGGCCCTCATCCTGATCTGGCTGCGCTGAAGGTTGCCTAGCCCTGCATTGAAGGCAAAACTGACCAGAGCGTCAAAGCTGCCTTGACGCCCAGGTACACCGGGAACAAGTCGAAGAACACCACGTTCAAAAGTGACGACGTCAGCGTGGAATAGTTCGTCGATCTCCGTCTTAGTCCAGACACGGCTGTCCTCCGGCTTCAAAAGGAACTCAGAGCGCAGCATCCCGGTATAGCCTTCCTTGCGGATGACCGGGAGCCTGATCTGCTCTTGGTACAGGACGTGGCCGTAGCCAATCGTCCAGATTTGGGCAGGGCAAAGGTAGGGTTTACTCCTAAATCCCTCATACTTGTGCATGAGGTCTTCGCCCGCCTTGCTCAGTTTCACTTCTTACTCCACTGGCGAGAACCGAACCAGTAGCCGATGATGCCCCCGAGGATCGCCATCTCGTCGGCAGAGAAGATCAGGTCCGAATACTTGATGATGTCGTCCATGCTCTGAATCAGATTCGGGTGGTTCCACAGATACCACGCCATGAAGGCGTTGATGGCTACCAACTCGAAGACGAAGATGTAGGTAACCGTAGGTCGGACGGTGCCGGTGTAATTCACCACCCATCGAGAAGCCTTGTCCATGATCTTCTGGTCGTGCGCCAGAGCCGCCTCGGTCATCCGGGCGTCTGTTTCCATCGCCACCTGCTCGGTGCGAATCTCCTCCATCCGAGCCTGGGCGGCAAATCCTGCTGCGGCCAACTGGAGTTCCCGCTCGGTCTGCACCTGAGCCAGACGCAGTTCATGGGCTTGGTCTGCCTTGTTCTGGAAGTATTCGAGCAATTTGGGCAGGCCCGAGAGCAGCAAGCCCCCGAGAGTGGAAAGAAGCGACAGCATCTCAGGCTCCTAGAGCAAAGAAAAACAGAAGCACCCCAACCGCCCCCACGCCGATGGAGGCGTAGAACAGGCTCAGAGTGACGGCCAGGATGGCGGCAGAGGACAGGACGATGGCCAGTTGCAGCGCCATGCCGGAGTAAGAGTAGTAGGAAGACTTGGCCTTGGCAGCGTCGCGTTTGGCTTCAGCAGCACGGGCCTTCTCCATGATCTCGTCCATGTCGGCGCGTTGCTTGACTGCCTTCTGCTCGTTGTTGGTGACCTCGTAGATAGTCGCCCGGACATTCTTGGCCTGATACCACGCCCACAGGTTGTTCGACTCTATGGTTCCATTGAGAACCGCAGATGAGTTCCGTCCGGCAAAGTAATTTGTAACAGCAAGGAGTAGAGCAAGCAGGCTAATAGAAACCGCAGCAAGAGCCTTGACATGGGCCTCCCTCTCTGAACGGCTTGCGCCTTCCGGCGGCTTCCTGAAACTCATTGCTGTACCTTGTCGAGTAAGTAGTAACCCACCCCAATCAGGGCGACTGCCACGAAGGCAATTGCTGCGCCGTACTTGGCGTTGAGCATGAACTCCTGCTGCCGCAGGCGGTGCTCACGCTCCTTCTTCTCGCGCTCCTTCTTCAGCCGGATGCGCTCCATGATCATCTCGTTGTACACGTTTTCACCGTAGTGAGCGATGATCAGAATCTTGAGTTCGTACTCCTGCTTGATCAGCGCCTGCTTGTGCATCGTGATCTGCAAGGCTTCCTGCTCAATGCTGTCGTCGTGCAGCAGTCGTTTAAAGACCGAAGGCTTCTTGTTGGCCTTGTCGTTGGCTAGGCGGTTGAAGTCCCCGAAGGCGCCGTACCACTTGCCGATCTGACCGGCAACGTCTTGTATCTCCCGCCCAGTAGCGACGAGTTTCTTAACGGCCCCAAACGCGGCATTCGCTGCTGAGACTGCCGCAAGAATGCCGGTTATGGGCTCCATAAATTAGGGCTGGTCAGGCCAGTTGACGGTCCAGGGGAACCCAGACTGCGTAGTGATGTCGCGCAAGGCTTGGCGGTAAGCAGCCATTTCAAAACTCTGGGGGGTGTTGGATTCCAGCGCCTTGATGACAACCCAGTCCGTATCCTTCAGGCGCTGCGTGCGTTCAATACGAACACGCTGTGCCTGCTCTGCATCTTTCTGCGCTTTGTACGCAGCTTCCTGCTCGGCAGCAGTTTGGGCCGGCTCAAGCTCGGTTGCGGGACGGTCGTAAAACACCGGGCCCAGCACGTACTTGGTGTACCACTTGCCATCGACCTGCTCCACACCTTGGCGCATGGAGAACTGATAGACCGTTCCTCCGATAGCCTGCGGGCCCTCAAGAACCGGGTCAACCCCGAGCGCCTCAAGGACTTCCTCTGTAATCTGCTTCCATGTTGGGCCGCCAGTCTCCTTAGCCCAATGCCGAAGTTCTTTTTCGTACATTACTTGGCCCGTGGCCCTAATCCTGAATTCCATGATTGCTCCTTATGCGATGGCAAGGAAGATGTAAGAACCGCCACTTGCGTTGAGATCACCTGCAGCGGTAGTAATTTCAAAGCCTGCGCTGTACGCCCTCATCCAAGTAGAGGCAACTTCAGCATCAGTTGTGTCAAGGCGAATGCGCGGGGCTGTAGTGGAAGTCAAACCGCGCACGCTGTCCCACACAAACCAATTTGAGCCTGCACCATCTATACGTTTTGTAAGAACAAAACGCGCCCCGTTTGTAAAGCCGCAATTAATCTGAACTGCTGTGGCAGAGCCTGTGCCTGTATAAGAGCCAATCTTGCTAACGCCCGGGCAAGACGCAAACAAGTATGCGATGTAGTTGGAGCCTGAGGCGTTGACTCTGCTGTCAGTACCGACTGTAAAAACAGATGCTGTTGGCGTCGTGGTATTCCAGAATGTTGAACTGGTGCTCGCCGTACCGCTGCTGTTAAGCGCGAGCGCGGCATTATTGCCCGTAGTCGTATTGTAAACAGCCCAATCATCTGAGGCGTTGCGGCGTTTTACCCACATAAACTCAGGCACAACGCCGAGGTTGTGTGTAACCGTTCGATTAGCCCCCGTGCCCGTATAGCAGACCACATCAAGGAAACCAGGGACGCGCCCCATGAAATAGTTAATGTAGTTATAAGGCGAGGCGTTGTTATCTCCGTTAAACCCGACGCGAACGCTTTCAAACAGGAAATTTGTAATGCGCCCTGTTTGCTCTCCCGCTGGGTTATCAGGGAGCAGTGTTCGACTGGTTGTGAGGCGACTACCAATAACGCCGTTAGCGCCACCCGCGTCATAACGTTTCTGCAAGGCCATATCAGGCGTAAAGGTCGCCGTTGGCAAATCCGTGGCCGAAGAAGTGCCCTCACGAGCAAATCCGAAATACACGCTGCTGCTGCTTGTGGGTACCTTCATCGGGCCGCGACGGACGGCGACGTAGATGTAAGGCTGATTAACTTGAAGGTTTACATTAAATCCTGTTGGCTGGATTGCGATGCCAACTAATGCATCGTCGTTTTGATTATTTGGAGAAAGGTAGGTTGAATAAGGCGCTCCGCCCCCCGGATTATTATTTACAATAAAGCCGCGCATACTGTCAACCAAGAACCACTCTTGGACAGTGCCAGAACACTTCGTCAATAGCCACTGTGGCTCATAGCCAAGGTTAACTGTTGCATTGCCGGTGCCATCAGTCGTAAACGACCCACAGGAAATCACATTGTCCGTACCCGTCAGGCCAAAGCCTCCTGCGTCGTGGGCGAAGAGGTAGGCGACGTAAGTTGCGGCAGAGCGATTGACAACATTAAAATTGCCTACGGTAAATGTGGTGCTTGTTGGATTTGTATTGTTCCAGTATCCAGAACTTGTCACAGCAGCGTCCTGTAAATCAAGAGCAAGAGCGCCAGTATTACCAACAGACCTGTGATAGACAGCCCAATTATTTCCTGTGTCATCTGTGCGTTTAATTATGATGCAGCCTGGAACACTTCCAAGATTGTGCGAAATCGTCCTCCCTGCGACACCATCCCCCGTATACGTCACAATATCAAAGAACTTTGGATATTCCCTAAACTGCCACGCAGCATAGTTTCTGGTTGTCCCAGACCACGCCACGTTATTAAACTGTATGCCAAACCCGTCGGCTCCAGGCGACCACGTCCATCCGCCGGCTTGGGCATCGGTTAAATTTGAAGAAAGTTTATTGTTGCCCCTAATCGTATCAACAAGTATGTGGTTTGTTATGCCATTTCGATCTTTAACCCAAGCCATCCCGTTTAACGTACCAGAAACTGCGGGCTGGGTCTGAGATACGGGGGCAATAAGCGGGTTGGCAAACTCGGTTGCCGTCATTGACGTACTTGTTGCGGTGCCAGTTGAAGAGGTGATTGAAGACGCAGCACTTGTATGCGCAGAAGTGCCCAGCGACAGCGCACTCTCCATCATGCCGACAATTGCAGTTCCTGATGTGGTTGAACCGTCCTGAGCAAGCGCGGACGCAAACGGAAAATTTAAAACTCCGTCATTCGTGTATCCGGCGCAATACACTTTGCCATTGGCCTTTGTTTTGCTAGAAAACAGCCAACTGTACTCAAAACCAAGAGCGCGCTGCCATTGCACTGTCCCGCTTGAATTTAACTTTAAAATGCCGGTGTAAGACGTGCCCTGAAAAAACCTATATGGAACATATACGTTCCCGCTAGAATCTACAGACGGCCTACGCATCTGCGCGTTGCTGCCTTGTGTTAGCTCTCGTTGCCACTGAATAGTGCCGCTAGTGTCGTACTTAATTATGACTCCGTACGGGTCAGGGGTGTTGCCGGCGATATACGCATTGCCGCTGGAGTCCGCCGTTACATAATAGTTTCCCGAAGAAGCAAAACTAGTGATTTCTCGTTGCCATTGAAGAGTCCCAGAAGAGTCATATTTTGCAATAAATGGACTGTATCCAGTTACTTGGTTTTTACCACTAATATAGACATTTCCGCTGCCGTCGGTAGCAATGTCGTCAATATATACCTCCAGCGAAGTCTTTCTAAGTTCTCGTTGCCACTGAATATTTCCGTTGGTATCATACTTAAACAACAGGCCCCGAGAAACGCCTCCGTTATTTGCGTGCCCGGAAACATACAAATTATTGCTAGAATCAAGTGCCAGACTAGATGCAAAACTAGGAGCGGAATTTAATATCTGTCTTTCCCACTGCACGGCACCGCTAGAGTTATATTTTGCAATATAACCGTAATTTTGGATGGCATCTGTCATGTATCCGGCAACATATACGTTGTTGGACGAATCTAGTTCTATTTTTTTAAGGTCGAGGTTGCCGTTAAAGCCAGCATCATAAAATGTTTTTAGCCACGAGAGTGTGCCAGCGGGAGTAAATTTGCATACAAAGTTTAGTTGCCGCGCGCCGCTAAATGTATAACCGCACATATACACGTTGCCGCTAGAGTCCGCAGCAACGTCGTACGCAAAAGCCGCAGAGGTTGTGTTTTGTTTTAGGCCATACGAAGCCCATTCTGCGGTGGATGCAAGGGGCACCCCACTTCGGACATACGTATAAACAGTCCCTCCGTCTGGGTTATACAGCGACGTTGCAAAAAGTTCCTCAACATATACCGGGATGTAATTGGACGTGCCGTAGAAATTTTGAATGGAGATCGTTCCGCTGCTGGGCACTGCACCATACGTACCACTGGTGCCCGCAGGAACCAACCCACCTCCGGCGTAATACTCGGACATTGCATGCGGAGTCGATCCGCCGAACTCACCGGCAATATCGTTGATGCTCAGGGGGCCGGATGAAGGCAGTGCCATTTCTACTCCTTACGGGGTGCCGTAGGCGGTGACGTTGTTCAAACCGACCAGATTGCCGGTGCTATCTATACTCAGCACCGGGGTGCCGTTGTAACTGATCACCAGTTTAGTGCCTGATTGCGCCACTGTGAAGTTGGTTGTGGCCAGCGTGGTGGCTGCTGCGGCAGTTGTTGCCGAGGTCGCGGATGTAGCGGTGGCCGCGTTGCCGCTGATGTTGATACCCCAGGTGCCGCTTGCGCCCGTGCCGGTATTTGACGGCACCGAAAGGTTTGACCGAGCAGTAGCCGCATCCGAAGCCCCAGTACCGCCGTTGGCCACGGCCAGCGTGCCGGTGAAACTGATGTTGGGCGTTGCCCCGCCGGAAGAAGCCAGGGGCGATGAAGCAGTAACCGAGGTGACCGTACCGCCCGAGCCAGAGGCCGACAACGTGCCGCCTGCGAAACTGATGCCCGATCCGATGGTGACGTTGCTAAATCCACCCGAGCCGTTGCCATACAAGATGGCCGTGCCGGACGTTGCCGGAGCGTAGTCAGTACCCGCCACAGCCGCAGAGAACGCGCTCGTTCCGCTGGCCTTAACGATGCCCGTCAGGGTGTTCACCCCCGTACCGCCGTTGGCCACAGGCAGGATGCCGGTGACGTTTGTCGTCAGGTTGGCAAACTGGGTTGATGTCGTTCCCGTACCGCCGTTGGCTATAGGCAAAGTACCGGTGACTTGAGAAGTCAAACTGACCGCCGACAGCGAGCCGCCGAGCGTGAGGGAGCCTGTGGAGGTTACCGTGCCGCTGAGCGTCAAGCCCTGCACCGTGCCGGTGCCGGACACCGAAGTCACGCCGTCTGCCGTCGAGGTGGCGACCGTTACGAAGTCGGTACCAGTCCAGGCCACAAGCGCCCGAGCACCCGCAGCGACAG